AGGAAAGTCTTATATGGCGGTTCAAATAGCAGCAAGGGCTCAAAAAATGGGCCATACAGTTGTTTATTTTGACGCAGAGAGTGCTATAGATCCAAAATTTCTACAGAATGCTGGTGTTGACATGGATGAAAATTTTCTATATGTCCAGGCAGTCTCTGTTGAAAAAACTCTAGAAACCATTGAAGATCTTATGGGGGAGTACCCTGAAACTCAATTCTTGTTTATTTGGGACAGCATCGCTGCGACCTCATCTGAAAAAGAAATTGAATCAGACTTTAATCCTCAATCAACAATGGCTGTTAAGCCTCGTATTTTTGCTAAGGCTTTTCCAAAACTAACAATTCCACTAGCCAATCAGCAGTGTACTTTACTAGTTATTAATCAGTTAAAAACAAATATCGCTAGAACTCCAGCTGAGGCCATGGTTGAACCTTGGAAAGCGCCTGGTGGTAAAGCAATTGAATATTTTTGCTCTCAACGTATTTGGTTAGTAAAACGCAAAGCTAAAGCAGCTTATGTTACTGATGAAAGCGGAGTAAGAATTGGCTCAGAAGTAAAAGTTAAGATTGAAAAATCTAGATTTGGGACTGAGGGTCGAACTTGTGGATTTAAGATTCTTTGGGGCGATAATGTTGGAATTCAAGATGAAGAATCTTGGCTTGAAGCTCTTAAGATATCTGGATCTGATAGGTTTAAATCTGGTGCTTGGAGTAAAATCTATTCAAAAGATGGAAAAGAGTTTAAGTTTCAGCGCTCCTCTTGGATTGAAAAGCTAAAAAATGATGAATTTCGTCAAGCCGTCTTGGATATTATGGACGAAGAAATCATTAAAAAGTTCGATTCAGAAGGAAAAAATGTAAATATAGATTCTGAAGACTAATTAAGGATGTAAAGCTGTTAGTTTCATGATGTACCTCCTTTATCCCCGCTGTCAAAAGCGGGGATTTTTTTTACCTAATTTATTGACAATGTAGCCTCTATGTGTTATATTAATAGAAAGGAGGAAACTATGAGTACAAATAATAAAAGAAAAAAAGTAAAAGTTATTGGCTCCAATGAGCCCCACACTGCTTATTTGGTAGAAGATTCAACCAATAAGTTTATTGTGACCAATGAAAAGGGGAATGTTGAGATACACTACCCAAAAAAAGATTATAAATACATAATTGTGGAGGAAAAATGAAAATAATCAATAAAGAACAATTTGGAGACTTTGTATCGTCTGGTAGAAAAGTTATACAGTTTTCAGCAAACTGGTGTGGACCCTGTAGGGTCTTAACGAAAACGATTGAAAATATTGAAACAGATAAGGTTGAGTTTGCCAAGGTTGACATTGATGGATCGAGAGATCTAGCCGTGGAATTCAACATCAGAGCAGTACCCGTTGTGATTCTTTTTGAGGATGGCAAAGAGTCAAAAAGATTTATTGGCAACAAAAGTCAAAATGATATCTTACAATTTATTGAATAATTCACACAGGAGGACAAATGAAGAATGTTGTAATAATTGATGCGCTAAATATGTTTTTGAGGTCGTATGTGATCTCTCCGCATCTAAACAAGAAGGGATATCCGGTTGGCGGTACAATCGGATTTTTAAAGTCTCTACAGAAGGTATCGCGAGACTTTAATGCTGATGAAGTAATTGTTGCTTGGGATGGCCATGAAGGCTCTCAGAGAAAGCGATCAATGAACAAAGACTACAAGGGTGGTCGGAAGCCTGTTCGTTTTAATCGTAGAATGATTGATCTACCAGAGGAAGAAGAGGCCGCCAATAAAGGATATCAACAAATAAGGTTGATGGAGTATCTTAATGAAATGCCGATTATTCAATTAATTGCTGACTTTACGGAGGCGGATGATATAATCGCACACGTTATTAGATCAAAATATTATCATGGTTGGAATAAGGTCATTGTCTCATCAGATAAAGACTTTTTTCAATTATGTGACGATAATGTTTCGGTCCACAGACCAATACAAAAAAAGACATTAAACAAAGAAGCAATACTCAATGAATTTAAAATTCATCCTAAAAACTTTGCTCTTGCTAGAGCAATAGTTGGAGATAAATCTGATAATTTACCAGGTGTTCAGGGCGTTGGATTAAAGACTGTTGCAAAAAGATTTCCTTATCTAATTCGAGAAGATATTTACGAAGTAAAAGACATTATTAGGGACTGCGCCATGCAAGGTAAAAAAATGAAAATCCACCAGAATATCGAGAACAGTGAACAACTAATTAAAGAAAATTACAAAATCATGCAACTTTATCATCCAAACATCAGACCGCTAAATAGATCAATGATCGATAAATCAATTGTAGATTTTCAGCCTTACTTTAATAAAATAAAATTTACCCAAATGCTTTTTGAGGATGATGCCGGGCATCTCAATTTTAATGACCTACAACAAACATTTAGGAGAATAAAAAGGTAACCAAACGACTTGACAACACACACACAACACGTTATATTAATATATAACACTTAGGAGGACATATGAATAACTTTAACAGGAATGAAACCTTTTCCAAGTTTGGAAAAAGGTTTCAAGAAAATATCTGTCAATTAATGTTGGAAGATAGACCTTTCTTTGATCAAATCACAGAAGTTTTGGACATCAACTTTTTTGAGAAAAAATATCTGCAAATCTTTTCACAGACGCTTATAAATTATAGAGATAAGTACAGCCAACACCCAAATGCAGAAGTTATGATGGCGTTATTGAGAACTGAACTCAACCATCACGATAAAGCGGTAGCACAGCAAGTAAGGGAGTTTTATGCTCGTATTCACACCTCTGACGGAGTCGAAGAAGCACTATATGTGAAAGATCAAGCCATCGATTTCTGTCGTAAGCAGGCCCTCAAAGCTGCGATGATTCAATCATCCAAGTTGCTTTCATCTTCATCTTTTGATGAAATTGAGAAAGTAATCAAAGAAGCTCTTGTGTTGGGGACTGATAACAATTTTGGCCACGACTTTCACCGGGATTGTCTTCGTCGCTTTGAACTCATTTCAAGAAACCCTATCACAACTGGCTGGTCACGAATGGATGAGATTTGCAAAGGAGGCCTTGGAAGTTCCGAACTTGGAGTGGTTATTGCTCCTACCGGCTCTGGGAAGTCTATGGTCTTGGTGCATCTCGCGACTCGTGCGATCCTTGAAGGCAAAACTGTGGTCTACTATACACTCGAGCTTAAGGACACCGTCGTGGGTCAAAGGTTTGATTGCTGCATCTCAGGGGTGCCTCTCGGAGACCACAGAATGAGGAAGGAAGAAATCTTAAAAAAGATCGAAGATATTGATGGATCTCTAATAATTAAAGAGTATCCAACGAAATCCGCATCGGTCCAGACTCTTAAAAATCATATTGAAAAATTGAGAAAGAGAGGAATAGAGCCAGATTTGATTTTGGTTGATTATGCAGATTTATTAAGACCAGTTAGGAGTACAGGTGAAAAACGACACGAATTGGAAGAAACTTACGAAGGCCTTCGAGGACTTGCTCAAACCTATGAGATTCCCATTTGGACCGCTTCGCAGACAAACAGAGGCGGACTCAATGCGGAAGTCATCACGATGGAGGCGATCTCAGAAGCGTTCAACAAGTGCTTCGTAGCAGATTTCATCTTTTCACTATCCAGAACTGTACAGGATAAACAGGCTAATAAAGGTAGAATGTTTATAGCAAAGAACCGGAATGGACCAGATGGAATTGTATTTGATGCCTTTGTTGACTGGTCGGAGGTGAAAATAGATATACTAGATCGAGACGAAAGCGTTGAAAAAATACAGTCACTAACTGATGCAAAAGATATGCTAAGAAAAAAATATTCAGAACACAAAGCAAAATAGGAGAAAAAACATGGACCTGGAGAAAAACATCTTATCGGACATTACTGTTCATATGAAGTATGCAAAATACATTGATGCCGAACAACGGCGAGAAAACTGGAACGAACTAGTATCCAGAAATATGCAAATGCATATTAAAAAGTTTCCTCACTTGGAAAACGAAATCATAAATAATTATCAGTACGTCTTTAATAAAAAAGTACTGCCATCAATGAGAAGCATGCAATTTGGCGGTAAACCAATAGAAGTTTCTCCTAACCGTATTTTTAATTGCGCCTATGCTCCAGCAGATGATCCTAGAGTATTTGGTGAAATTATGTTCCTATTGCTTGGTGGAACGGGTGTTGGATATTCTGTGCAAAGACATCATGTAGAAAAACTACCAGAGATTCGTAAGCCTAGTACAAAAAGAACCAGACGCTTTCTTATCGGAGACTCCATTGAGGGTTGGGCCGACGCAGTAAAAGCTCTTATTGTTTCTTATTTTAAAGGAACATCTAAGTTACGATTTGACTTCTCAGACATCCGTCCAAAGGGTGCAAGACTAGTTACATCAGGCGGCAAAGCTCCCGGACCCCAACCACTTCGTGAGTGCCTTGTTAAAGTAGAAGGAATTTTAGATGAAAAAGAAAATGGAGACCAACTCACTCCTATTGAGGTGCATGATATCATCTGCCACATTGCGGATGCAGTTTTGGCTGGGGGTATTCGTCGCGCTGCTCTTATCTCTCTATTCTCTGCTGACGACGAGGAAATGCTCGCCGCAAAAGCAGGAGCATGGTGGGAGCTTAATCCCCAAAGAGGACGAGCCAACAATTCTGTAGTTGTAATGCGTCATCGTATTGATAAGCCAACATTTATGGAGTTGTGGACGAGGGTTGAGGAGTCTCGCTCTGGCGAGCCAGGATTTTATTTCTCTAACGATAAAGAGTGGGGCTGTAACCCTTGTTGTGAAATTGGTCTTCGCCCGTTCCAGTTCTGCAACTTGGTTGAGATTAATGTAAGCGATGTTACTACCCAAGAGGAACTAAATAATAGAGCAAGAGCAGCAAGCTTCATAGGGACCCTACAAGCCTCTTATACAGACTTTCATTACCTGAGAGCCATCTGGAAGCGCACAACGGAAAAGGATGCCCTTATCGGCGTTTCTATGACCGGTATTGCCTCCGGTGGAGTTCTTAACTTAAACATGAAAGAAGCATCGTTGGAGGTTTCTAAAATGAATCGACAAATCGCAATGCAGATTGGAATCAAACCAGCAGCTAGACAAACTTGCGTAAAGCCTGCAGGCACAACATCTTTAACTTTGGGGACCTCAAGTGGTATTCACGCATGGCATAACGACTATTATATACGCAGATTACGCGTAGGAAAAAATGAAGCAATCTACCAATATCTTAAGACTAATCTACCAGAACTCTTGGAAGACTGCAAATTTCGTGGTCATGATACAGCAATTTTATCGATTCCACAGAAATCACCAGAAGGCGCCATTACTCGTCATGAAACCGCTATTGATTTACTTGAGAGAGTTAAGAAGGTATCGAACGAGTGGATTCAACCAGGACACAAGAGTGGAAACAATAGTCATAATGTTTCAGCAACAGTGAACATTAAGGATGATGAGTGGGAAACTGTTGGAGAATGGATGTGGGAAAATAGAGGTTGCTACAATGGTTTAAGTGTTTTGCCTCACGACGGTGGCACATATGTCCAAGCCCCATTTGAAGATTGTGATAAAGAAACTTACGAAAGAATGCTTGAATTGGTAAAAAACGTTGATTTGGATCTAGTTATAGAGACAGAAGACGAAACCGATCTAAGTGGTGAAATTGCTTGTAGTGGTGGATCCTGTGAAATTTTTTAGGAGAATAGTATGAGAGAGCATATTGAAAAAATTATTAAAGACCTCGAAGGTTGCTTAAGTGATTTGGATAAAGTGCAGGCAGGTGGATACGGATACAAATCCGCAGCACCAAGAGCAAGAAAAGTCCTAATGGAATCTTCAAAATGTCTCAGAGAAGTCAGAGCACAGGTCCAAGAAGTTAAAAAGTCACACGACGAATAATAATTACTTGACAGACCTTTATAATCGTGTTATATTATATGTATAACACGATTTTTTATTATGGAGGTAATATGATATTTGAACCATTTAACAGGCACCTATATGTCTTGCCTGTAGAGGAAAAACAAGATGAAGACATTCATAGGATTGTTCTTCCGGAAGACTATAAAGTCCCACAAAGCCCATATGTTATTTGTGACGTTGTGGATATGGCTTCTGATTGCGAAGTAGATCTGCAGTTGGGTGACAGAATAATTGTTGAAAGAAGGATGCTTCACCAAATAAATGCTGAAGGCGAGACTATTTATATCGTCTTACAGAATTATGTATATGGGAGAATAAGCTATGAAGATAACTAGAGATATTATAAAGGGTATGATTAGAGAAGCTTTGGGAGAAGCAACCTCTCAATCAATTGCGGACAGAGTTTCTGCTCCTGACTATGGAGGCCGTGAAGAAAGACAGGCCGATGAATTTCTTGTTATGTCCGCAGACCGAGGAGAAAAAACTCCCGCTGAAAACATGAAGAGATACAAAGAACTCAAAGCAGCAGCCAAAGCAGCTGGATATCCATTTTCTGAACTTCAAGGAAAATGGGAAGAAACTGATGACGAAACTGGTGAAAAGAGAGAGGTTATTGAGAACTCGTTAATTATTTATTCAGACGAGAGACCAGACGTTCCTCGTAGTGAAGATGCATCTCTTTTTGAGTTTGGAAAGGAGATGTCTCAAAAGTATGACCAAGAAGCATTTATCTATGGGGAGCTTTTAGAATCAAGATCTGGAAATAAAATCAGAACAATTCAGGCTTTTGATGCGAATGGAAACGTTCAAGATTGGGGAGGTCCTTGGAGATCTATTCAGCAAGTAGAACAAGACACTGAGTTTTGGTCACGAGTGCGCGGTAGCGGATCAGGAAAGCCATTTCAATTTGTTGAAGAAGACGTTGAAGTTCATGAAGCGCCGAGTTCAATGATGGAAGCAATGAAGATTTCTTATCAAGCGCGAGCAAGAGGTAAAAAAGTTAAATTTGTTCGAGGTAGATGATGAAAATTGATCTATATGGAGACGGGATAGGATCCGTAGAGTATGTTCAACATATGGGAGAAGACATCACAGTAGTTAATTCTGCTAGGGTGTCTTTTGGTAAACACAAGGAGGAACTAGATGGAAGAGACAAAAAACTCATCAAATACCTTATCAGACACCGACACACCTCAACGCTTGAACACAATACTATTACGTTCAGGTTTGCTGTACCTTTATTTGTGCGTAGCCAGCACCATCGCCATCGAACTTGGTCTTATAATGAAATTTCTCGTCGCTACACTGATGTAGACATCTCGTTTTATGAACCCAAGATGTTCAGAACTCAACACGAATCTAATCGTCAAGCATCAAAGGACGAGCTAATCAACCCAAAACTTGAATGGGATGGGTCAACTGCTTACCACAAAGTATACAATCATCACAGAGAATCATTAGAATTGTTTAATGATTTGCTTAAAAATGGTGTTTGTCGAGAACAGGCAAGAGGAGTTCTTCCACAAAACTTATATACTCATTATTATGGAACAGTTAATCTCAATAATTTGTTGAAGTTTATCGATCTACGTATGCATGAGGGTGCTCAATGGGAGATACAACAAGTTGCCAAAGCGTGTCTAGATATTGCAACGGACATATGGCCATATACAGTAGGTGCATATAGAGAGATTAGGGGATG